GTTAATGGCCAACTGCTTGTCCTCCTGAGTCGCGCCGCTGTCTTTCTTGAGAACCCCGCACAACTCAGTGATATCGCTGTGGACCAGAGCCGGGGTGTTGACGCTGAACAGGTCCAACCGACTGCCCGTCAGTTCTTTGACCGCGAAGAAGAGCAGCCTCGCCTGACCCTTCGTCATCGGATTGGACGGGTTGACCTTGATGCGACCATTGGTGCGGATATTGTTGCTGATGGTCGAACGAGAAACGATCTGAGGAATGCTGGAAGTGGCCATGTGGCCTCCTTGTGTGTGGTGCTATCAGCACCGTGTGTGAGGAGTGCATTTATAGGTGAATTGCAAAGCTTTATGCACTCGGTGAATTGTTCACCCGACAGTCACTGGTGGACTGCCACAGCTTCTTGATCAATCACGCGTTATAACGTGCGATTGATGCGCTGTCGAGCGGGTATCCGCTCGGATAAGGGCGTATTGATAGGGTGGCTNGCCCTACGGAGCTTTCACGGTTGTCAGTCAAGAAAACCAAATCCACCTCTGGTGAGGTCCGAAATGGCGTTTGCCTCGTCCACCGATCACGGCAGTCTAAATGAACTGCTACGGGGTGGCGTGCCTTATGACCACATGCACCATTGCTTCAATCCGTAGTGCTTCGCCCTATTCACAGTCACACCGATCATGTTTTCCCTCGGGTGACCCACCAGCTTCGCTTCGTGCGAGGCTCTCCTCTGTGGCGTTTAACCACGGCTCTGCTGGTTATGTCTTGGGATCGCTCATGCTCTCCACGATGGCTGGTCTAATGCCAGCGAACCGTGGTGCCTTTGAGCGACCTTGCGTCCCTCGCTATGGGAGGGGGTGATGAAGTCAACCGAACGATCGATCCGGTGACAGCAAACCACATTGCAATTGCCGTGCCAACCGCCAAAAATCATTTTTTGCCGTAGGCACTTTTTTTCAAATTTCTCAGCCCCAACGACACGCATGTCTTAAACTGATTTTCGCGTATAGGCGTTGGCCAAAGTCCCAACGCGCGTATAGGACGAAGTCCACGCACGTTTGCGCCCGGCACGTTATGCGCGTAAGAAGCTTTGCTTCCCCGTATGCGCGAGGACCAAAACGCAATTTTTGCAGCAAAACCCAGAAATTCACGAAAAACCCCAGCAAACTTTGCATCCTACACACCGCGCATTATGCATGCGCGTTGGACTCAAAATACCTACGGTAAAACCCAGTGCAAACTTTGCATCACCCTTTTTCCGAATTCCAATACCAACGCCTATGAAGCTCCGCTTGGCGCGCGTAACATCCAACTCGACAGCAAGCTCCCTGATCAGTTTAAGACCTACACGAAGGCACTGGATACCATCCAGCAATACGCATGGCTTAAACTGATCAGGGAAACCGACAAGCCAAGCCAGACTATGACTGCAAGCAGTCAGGCTGTGGATTCCAGCCAAACAGGCCGATTTCCAGCCCCTGACAGAAGTACGTCAGAAGGGGGGTTTGCCGTCTGTTTTGCTGGTCAGACTGCCAATCAGTTTAAGACATGCCACGTCTTAGACTGATCAGGGGGCTTTGGGCCATCTTACGTCAGATCTGACGAATAACGAGCGTTATAACGCGCATTATTGGGGAAAATCGGCCCAAAGAGTCGCAAACAGACAAGTCTGACAGTGGTTTCCGACAGAAAAACGACAGCGATTCCCCGTCTGCATTATGCCCCCGCAGAATCGTCGTCCCCGGCTGTGCGCTGCGTTTAATATTTAATGCACTTAAATCTCACAGACCATAATCTCCTGACTATTAACCCATAAAAAAATAATGTTTCACGTGGAACAATAGTCATTATATTAATAAGGGATAGTATTTACCTTATAGGAGGATTATCATGAGTAATCTTGCTTTGTGGGTGGAGGAGATAACGATGGAGAAGTCATTGGAGTTAACGGCATTGGATATTATCGATGATTTCTTAAAGAAGGCAGATTCGATTGTCTCTAGGGAGGCTAAGAACGAGATGATTGAGGCTATGCGTATTTTCTTGCCTCAGAGCGAGTATGCGAATCGAGAGATCGATGATTGAGGCTACTAAGGCATTAGAGTTAGTGGGGGATTGTATATGTACTACCTGCCGTCATGCTTTGATCAGGACGTTTCATAATGGGCCTGAGGGTGCTGAGGGTCCAGATCCGCATATTATATGTACGTTGATGACCCATATGGGGGCTGCTTTTGCGGTGGTATGGCAGGAGCCTATTAAGGAGGTTTATGTTACGGAGTGTACGCATCACTACCGTTCTAAGGGATCGCCTCCTATTGAGGCCAATTAATGTTTGGGCATGCGACGGTGGGGCCTTATCAGAAGTATGGGTGTGGAGTAGTCTATTTGGATTGGGCTGATGTGCATCCTGTTCTTCAGGCTCTTTCATCGTCTTGTGATCACCCTGCGGAGCGGGTGGTCTGGAAATTACAAACGAGTGAATATGTCTGTCGATCTTGCGAGACGGTTTTCCCTTATGCTAAGGTACGTGCTTTTCTTGAGGATCGTCTAAAGGAAGTGGATTATGGCTAAGAGAATCAAGGACAGGGTGAATAATCCCAGAGCGGCTCGTACTACATTACAGAAGGCGTTTGACAAGGCTAGGCTGGCTGATATGTATTTAAAGGGACGATCTCAGCGGGAGATGATTGCGGAGTTGGAGATCAGTCGCTCTACGGTTCAGTCGGCCTTAAAGGGGTTGCAGCAGGAGTGGCAGTCTACGGCGTTGTATGACTTCAATGAGGCGAAGGCTTTACAACTGGCTAAGGTGGACCATTTGGAGAAGGTGGCATGGGAGGGTTATCATCTCTCACAGCAGGGCAAGACTTCTATGACGGAGATGAATACGAATGGTTCTTCGTTTACGTCAGAGACACGGTCTGTGCAGCCTTCGGGCGATACCAAGTGGTTGGACAAGATACAGTGGTGTATTGACCAGCGGTGTAAGATCCTTGGCTTGCATGCGCCCAAGGCGGCTATTATTCATCAGACGATAGAAGAGAAGAAGTCATTGGACGATATGTCTACGGAGGCGTTGATGAAGATCGTGGAGGAGAATGCGGTGGCGGCTGACTTTGACGTAACACAGGAAGGTGAGCTTGAACAGTACACAGAAGGAGCTTAACTCTGTAAAAGCAGCGCAGCTTATCTTAAGGCGCAGGGAGGCGGCGAACAGGCTCCTCCCTTTTACCCGCGCCACCTTCCCTGATTTTGAGCCAGCCCCCCACCATGAGATCATTGCCGATGCGTTGGAGCGGGTGGAGCGGGGCGAGTGTCGTAGGCTGATGATCACGATGCCGCCGCGCCACACCAAGAGTGAGTTAGCTTCGCGCCGTTTCCCTGCTTGGTATATAGGGAGGCACCCTAACGACCCTATTATCACTGCTTCTTATGGGCAGGACCTCTCTTCCGATTTCGGGCGCGATGTCCGTAATATCGTCGATTCCCTTGACTACAAGCGTATCTTCCCTAAGATCAAACTGGCTACGGATGCCGCTGCGGCTCATAAGTGGAAGATAGAGGGTTACCGGGGCGAGTATTTCGCGGTGGGCATAGGCACGGCTACTACGGGGCGCGGTGCTAAGATCCTTTTGATTGACGATCCCCATAAGAACAGGGAGGAGGCTGACAGCCGTGCAGAGCGGGAGCGCGTATGGAACTGGTACCGCTCCACCGCTTTTACGCGCCTCATGCCCAATGCTTCTATTGTAGTCATTATGACGCGCTGGCATGACGATGATCTGGCGGGGCGTCTCCTCAAGCAAGCTGAGGACGATCCTAACATACCTCCTTGGGAGACGCTCAACCTCCCGGCTCTTGCGGGGGAGGACGACCTCTTGGAGCGTGTACCGGGTGAAGCCCTCTGGCCAGCGTGGTATGATGTCGCAGCCCTCAAAGAGATCCAAGCCGTCTTGCAGGACCGGGAGTTTCAAGCCCTCTACCAGCAGTCACCCACCACCGATGAGGGCGATTACTTTCAGCGCGAGTGGTTTAAAAGCTACGGGCGCGATGAGATGATGAGCATGCCTCCCCTCTCTGAACTGCGCTTTTATGGATGCTCCGACTATGCCACCTCAGAGCGCAAGGGTGCGGACTTCACCGTTCATATTATCTTTGGCATCGATACGGACGAAAACATCTATGTCTGCGATATCTGGAAGAAGCGATCTAAGCCTGTGGAGTGGATAGAGTCATGCCTCGACCTTATGAACAAATGGAAACCTTCCATGTGGTGTGAGGAGCGGGGTCAGATTCTCAACTCGGTAGGACCCTTCCTCACTCAGCGCATGAGGGAGCGGGGTATACACTGCTACCGGGAGCAGTTCACCCCCTCTAAGGATAAGACGGTACGCGCCAGAGCCATACAGGGCAGGGCGCAGGAGGGCAAGATCTTTTTCCCTAAGGACAAGCACTGGGTGCCTGACCTCCAACAGACTCTGATCAAGTTTCCTGCCTTCAAGCACGACGATGAAGTGGACTGTTTTTCGTTGCTGGGCTTGGCCTTAGAAAAGCTGCGTGGGGGCGTCCCTGCCCCTCCCAAGGATCAGGCATGGGTGCCGCGCAACTATACGTTTGATGAGCTTATTGCTCGATCCACACAACGAGCTAAGGGACGAAGACCTTACAGCGAAGCTCCCATCGTAGGCAACCATGAGCCGCTAGGCCTCCCCCCAGAGGAGGATTACTGGAATCTGGCCGACTCTTAACAAGAAAAATAACGATTGCTTTATTCTTATTTTTATAGATAATACATAGTATATCCTTATATACAGGAGGCTCTATCATGCCAAAAGTGGGTGCAAGGCATTTTGCGTATACTCCCAAGGGGACGGCAGCGGCTAAGGCTTATGCTAAGAAACGCAAGAAGTCTAAAGCTAAGAAGAAGCGGAATCATCCCAGAGCAGCAGCAAAGAAATAAGAATGTCAATCACCTATCCCTCCAGTAGAGCAGGGCAAATAGCGTGGTGGAAGCGCAGACTCGACTATGCCATTAGTTATTGGAAACCTATCTTTGAGCCTTCCAAAGTATTAGTGGCCCAATATAATAATGAAGCAGCCACCACCAGAGAGAAAGAAGAGATCCGCTTTAACACAGGCGATTCTTCCGATCCCGGCATACGCAACAAAGCCAATATCGTCTTTGGGTACCTCGACCAGTCTATTGCCAACATAGCGGCACACGATCCCACTTTTTCTGTTCATCCTTTTAATAAGGCAGGGGTGGGCGCAGAGCGGGTCGTAGCTCGTATCAGTGATTACTGGTACCGGGAGACAGACCAGCTTATTCAAGATAAGAAGGCTTTATTGGATTCCTATGTATGTCCTTTTGGAGGATGTAAGATAGGTTATGCTGCCGACATAGAGGGCATGCTCATACAAGATCCTATCGTCAACCCCGGCAGGGTCATAGACGATCCAGTAGATGAATCCCTCTTCCTCGTCTCTGGCGAGATCACCACTGTGATGCAGAATCAGAACCACCCTGCTCACATAGAAGTGCATACCCAATTCTTACAGCAGCCCAACACCACCCCAGAGAGAGCCGCTATCATAGAGGCGCATATAGAAGATCATAATTACTTCCTAGATAAAGCCGACCCCGACAAGAACACGACTATAAAATGGGAGTCTCCCTATGGCATACATTGGAAGGCGGGTGACATCATTATCGATCCTATGGCATCCGATGGACTACGCGATGCCAACTGGATAGCCTTCAGGTATGTCAAGCACATCGATGAGATCTCTTATCAGGGCGATCTCAACACGGAAGGGCTGGAACCTAACTTCCGCATGGAGAATGCGCCCGACATCCCCGACGACATGGAACTGGATGATTTCGGGCTGGTGGAAGGCTATGAGATCTTTGCCAAGGGTCATATAACGGGAGTCAACCGCAAGGAGAACTTGTGGATCGATATGACGAGGGATCACGACTCGTTTCTGCGCTATGAGACGGAGTGGCCCATGACCTCCTTGGAGGATTTCCCCTGTGAGATCCTCACGCTGGCCGATGGCGTTGTTGACTGGCACACCAAGGGACCACTGATCATGGGGGGTGCCGACTCCATGCAGAGCTTGGTCAATGAGATCCTCGACTCCTACCTCTCTGTTATCCGCAAGCAGAAGAACCTCTTCCTGTATGATCCCCGTTATATCAGAGAAGAGGAGATAGACGCCATCCTTGAAGCCGACGATATGGAGTCGTTTGAGGTGGAGGGGCTGGTAGAGGCGCAGGGCAGAGCGGTGCAAGCTATACAGTTTGGCGATGTTCCCCCTGAGAAGGGAGAGATACTGCGTATCGTCCAGACCATGTTTGACAGGGCCAATGGGACACCGCAGCCTATCTCCATGCCGCAGTCAGACACCGCTACAGAAGCCAACATACAGGATAGGCGCAACACTGCCAGAGAGGATGAACGGGCAGAGAAGTTCGCATCCTATCAGGTGCGTAAAGCCCGTAAGTTCTGGCAACTGACTACGGAGTTCAGACCGGATCGACTTTTTCTTATTGACCCACGGGCAGGTGAGTTCGTCAAGGTCACCGAAGAGCTTTCCTCTGGCGAGTATGGCTTTGAGATCAATGTATCCTCAGCCGCCACAGCCACTGCTATTGAGCGCAAGCAGTGGATGGACCTGATTAATCTGGCGGCTGGCCCTGTCAATCAGTTGATTATGCAAGAGAACAATGGCGTAGGCATCAAGATAGCTGAACTGGTCAAGGACCTGCTGGTGCGCGGTTACCGCATACAAGACCCAGAGCGGATATTGCCTTTCCTTGAGCCGGGGTCGGGCGATCTCATCGATCCCGGTGCGGCACCGCAAGGGGGAGGCATGATAGGTGCTGGCNCAACAGACATAGCANCGCGTATGGCTGGACCACAAGGAGCCGTGGCACCACAGCCCTCTTCCGCTAGGCCCGTTCCTACTGAATCGGCACTGATAGGAGAAGCGACGAGGGTGGATCGTGGCGGCACAGGCCCTAACAGTGCCGTAGCTCGTACTACAGCAGAGGGACGATAGATGGCATCTATCGCAGAGCGTTCTTTTGAGGAAGAAACGCCTGATTTTTTATCAGATCGATTTACCTCTACTACCCTGACCGATGAGGAGATGGAAGAGCTTCATCCTATATTAGAGAGGGAGCTTGGTAAGCTCCCAGAACATCGTGAGTGGCTCATACAGAAAAAGGCGGGAGGAGAAGTAGAGGCTGTACAGTTTGATAATGATACGTTTCAGGTTGTGTCAAGACGTTACCTGCCTGTTCCAGCCGTCAAAGAATTTACTTTGCAGGAAGATAGAGAGGTAGAGGAGGTAGAGGAGTTTCCTGAAAAAGTGTCTTTAACACCCAAAAGATTCACGGGTAAAGAGCCAGAACTTCCTGCTGCAACACCC